TCAACAGTAATTACTGGAACTGCTGTTGTAGAACCGTATGAACCTGCTGAAACTGCTGTATCGTCTAGAGTTGCTGTAATAGTTGTGCCAGATGCTGCAGTTGTAATACCTGTACCACCTGCTATTGTGAATGTTTCTGAATCTAGATCTATATCTATAGTTCCAGAATCACCAGCTGCGTCTAAATCACTTGCTGTTACTTGTGCGTCAACATAAGCTTTGACTGATTGTTGTGTGGGAATAAGCGTTGCACTATTAGAAGACATATTGTCTTCATCTACAAATGCAGTTGCTGTTATTGTACCGTCAGATATTGAACCAAACTGTACTGTTCCAGAAGCTGTTATGTTTGTTGCTCCTGTAATAGCTCCAGATGCTATACTTGCTGTTCCGTCTGTTAAAGTACTTCCAGTTATTGTCCCACCATTAAAATTTCCGGAAGCATCTCTTTTTACGAGTTTGCTAGCTGTGTTAGCGTTGGTAGCACCGTCAAGTAAATCGGTATAATATTTACCACCTATTGCCTGGATTACCTCGCTACTGCCGGAATCAATGGAAGAAATATATAACTTAGCAGATGCTCCGTCGCCGGATCTATCTTCTGCGTACGCTAATTCGCCTTCAACCAAATCAGAAGCGCCTGGGGCTGCTGACCCTGTGCTTCTTTTAATTTGAATTGTTGTGCTCATTTATTTTCTCCTAGTAAAATTTTTATTATCATATAAAGCTTTATATCATACTAAAATGTGCCACCGTCAATAGCAGTAACCGATGAAGCGACATCCGATGCCGGTTTTGCTTGCCAATTACCACTGCTACTATCATATACTAAGGTGTATCCGTTTTGTTTACCTGAAACATCTATGCCTGTAAGATCTCCTAACTCCGTAGCCGTCGCTACTTGTGATTGGGTGGTTGTAGATGAAACGACTCTTGTACTACCAATAGAAGTAGAAACTTTAATTGGTGTGTTAGAAGCGTTTACTGTCGTTGCCATATTATCTCCTAAGCTCTTGTAACATTAGGTGTTACGGTTACTAATCCTTCTAAAACTCTTAATGTTTCGGCACTTGATGCTATCTCTATGTCGTAAACATATCGTCCTGATTTGAGTGCAGCCGTTTGTACTGCAGTCAACGATATTGTTATTTTACCTGTAGCATCTACTTTCGCTGTAGTAAAATCAGTAGCTGTTGTTGCCTCATAACTTTTTCTCATTTGAGAGGTAACTGTATAATCTGCTAAATTTTTTGCAGAATTATCATCATTCGTTAAATTCAGTTCCAAACTGAATGTTGTGCCCTGATCTATGACTATGTTTGAAATGGTTGCCATTGGTTCCTTCGTCTATAAATATCGTACACTCTTATTTATAAATAATATTGATTACAATGAAAACTATTTTAACTTTAAAATATGGTGAGAAATACAGCGCAGATGCTGTAAATTCTATATACGAGCATACAGAAGGCAAGTATAACTATGTCTGTGTAACCGATGATCCTAAAGGATTACACCCAGATATAGGTATATTGTATCTAGAACACGAGCCAAACGGCAATATGGAAAAGTTAAAACTCTTTCAATTAAAGGATCTAGGTACCATATTATACTTAGATTTAGATATAAGAATCCAAAAACCCATAGATCATTTGTTTGATTACTGTCAAGATAACCCTGTAATTGTATATACATGGTGGAAAGATAAAGGCGATAAACAAATAAGCATACATGATTTTCCATGGCAACCAGAGTTTGTAGGACCTTTAAGTAACTATAATTCTAGTATAATGTTGTGGAAAGATGCAACTCATATATGGGAACATTATAATAAATATCCTGAAACATATGATGTACAATATCCATATGGAGATGATACATTTTTGTATCATGAAGGATTTACATTTGAACACTTACCACATAATGAAGTATATGCGTATGTAGCTGCTGGCAGAAAGTATAGGCCAGAATATACCATATGTTTATTAAATGGATTAGATAGAAGACCGGAGATAGCAAAAGAATATGATGAACTTTGTATGCATCAAGTGGGGGACTAAATACAAACCACATTATGTAAACAATCTGTATCGTATGGTACAGGAGCATTACAAAAAAGACTTTACCTTTACATGTTTTACAGATGACAATAAAGGATTGGAATGTGATACTCGTGATATACCTGATATAGAACCTTTACATCCTAAATATTGGTTTGGTAAAGAAAACTATTGTTGGGACAGATCTAAGTTTTTAGTATTCAACTCTCATAACTTTTTACAGTATGACGGTAAATGGTGTTACTTGGATTTAGATGTAATCATACAAAATGATATATCAGACTTAGATGAGTTAGCTCTTAAGCCTAGAATAATTCATGTTAAATGGGATAATTGGAAGAAAAGACTACATGAAAGATTGTTTATAGAGATTAGAGGTACATTATATAACTCTAGTGTAATGTGTTGGAACAAAGATCAATGTGAACATATATTCTGGGACGCATTAGATGAGGAGCAACAAATATTTAGAACATTCTTTAAGGGCACAGATAACTATCACTTCTGGCGTCAGAGAGATTTTTGGAATAACATTCCTTTTGAATGGGTGTATAGTTGGAATAGAGGTATGACACATCCGACAGATTTAGAGGCACATAAATATAGAGAAGAACCTAAGTTTTGTTTGTTCAATGTGGATTCTAATCCTAGTAAGAAACAAATAAAAATAGATGAATTAGAAAATGAGACACTTTTGAGAATTTGGCATGGTAACAATTATAGCAAATCAGCTAGATAATAATTATAGTCAGGTACAAATAAACGCTTTATATACGCAATGCAAGAAGCTGATAGAAGATCCTTTTGACTTCGTTGTCTTTGTACAAGATGATGAAATGGATTTACTTATGTCAACGAAAAAGATGGACGGCTATATTGAGGGTATAGAGTTTCATGTTCCTAAGTATGGATTAGATTGGTTAGAAATAGATTTAATGAGATACACAAAGCCTAAGAGTAGCTCTTTGTTTATTACTCCTAATACTATTATTAACAACATAGGGGACATAGAGACTTATAAGACCAACAAGCGTATTAGACTGCAGGACGGTAACCTAGCATATTTTATTTTCCGAAACAATAAAGTGGAAAAAATTCTAGAAGAATGGGAAGAAAATGAAGATGATTTATTATATGAATATGATGCTTTCCATAATAAATTTTTTATAGAAGATGGCGAACTACCTTTCTTGCAAGATACCACAGCAACATATCCAGAAAAACTAGAAGGTAATATAATAGCATTGCCATTTTGGTATGATGATTTTACAGAAGAACAGATAGACTTAATGTATAACAAGGAAACAGACTTGTATCCTTACTTACCAGAAAGAGTGGAAATGTGTTTGAATGGTGAGGGAAAGTTCTTAGATTATGAATTAATAAAAGATAGATTTAATTCAGACTTCCTACTTAAGGCAAAATTAAAAAGAATTAAATTTATTAATGATAAAGGAGACCCTATTTTATATCCTGAACTAATGGATATATCTCATTATTTTATGTCCGATTGGGGAATAGGTGTAGACATGGTAACTGAAGGAAAAGAACATGATACATTGTGGTGGAAAAATATAGGTGTTATGTTTGCAGATACAGGCAACATAACCTTTAATATAAACACAGGCAATCCTGATAAAAGAATATTAGATAATGCTAAAGCTCTAATTGATGTAGGGTGTAGAGTGTTTTGGAGTTATATACATAACAATCAATTAGACAATGATATACAACAAGCAAAGAAACTATGTAAACAATACAAGTTCTCAGGTTTTATATATGAAAATAATGTCCCTAAAGAAGAAAAAATTATTAAGAAAAACGAACAACAGGATATGCCAGACTATAAACTTATAGAACTAGAGACTCTACAGACACGAAAAAAAGATGATATATATAAAGAGAGAACAATAAATTTTTCTCCACATGTAAAGTGCGAAGGCAAAGTTGAAAACAAATTTTATCTAAGCGCAACAGGTAATGTGTTCCCTTGTAAGCATGTGGCTCTTAATCTAATTACAGCAAATAACTCTCCTGAACACAAGACAGAGTTATTGTATAGTTGGGATAAGAACAATATAAAAGAACACACATTGGAAGAAATTTTTACAAATGACTTCTATAAAGGATACTTTAATAATTTGTTAAAGTTAAATCCAGCAGTAATACATAATGAACAAGGTGGAAAATGTTAAAAGTAACAAACAAGAAGTCAATAATATTAGAAGGTACATTTGAAGACTACGATAACTATGTAGAAATAGTTGAAGAGTCCGATTTTGCTGTGCTTATTATAAAAGCAGATATTACAGACTTTGAATATAAAACGGTGCAAGTTACGGATGAACTTGCTAAACACAAACAACAATACGGTAAGGACTATGTCATATGCAGGTTAAATTAATCAGCCACAGTCAAACAGATGGTAAAGAATTATTAATGTCCACAAGCGCAACAGAACTTGTTGCGTATTGTGCAAGGGTTAGTAATCCTGATAACCAAAACAACAAGGAAACAAGCGAGAAACTTATTAAGTATCTAATGAAACATAAACACTGGTCGCCATTAGAAATGGTTAGTGTATGTTTGGAAATAGAAACTACCAGAGACATTGGTAGACAAATTCTTAGACACAGGAGTTTTAGCTTTCAAGAGTTTAGTCAACGATATGCAGACCCAACAAAGGATTTAGAGTTTGTAACAAGAGAGGCTAGACTACAAGATGAAAAGAACAGACAAAATAGTATCGAGATAGGTACTGATATAGAAAGTTTTCAAATTGCCAAACAATGGGACGAGTATCAAAAAGATATTATTCGTTATGCTAGACAAGCATATTGTTGGGCAATAGAAAATGGCATTGCCAAAGAACAGGCAAGAGCTGTGTTGCCCGAGGGCAACACTATGAGTAGAATGTATGTAAATGGAACCTTAAGAAGTTGGATTCATTACATAGAATTAAGAGGCGCTAACGGAACCCAAAAAGAACATATAGCTATAGCAAATGAAGTTGCCAAGGTTATAAGTAATGTATTTCCGCTAGCAAAAGAATTTAAAGGCAAGGAAATATGAGAGTAAATATAGTATGTTCAAAATGGGGAACCAGATATGGTCCTCATTTTGTGAATAAACTAAAGAACATGGCAAGGAGGCATACAGATGATAAGCACGATTTCCATTTTTACTGTTATACTGATGACGCTGAGGGATTGGATAACGATATTAAGGTTATACCATTTCCAGATATCGATACCATACACCCTAAGTATTGGTTCGGCTCTGATGACTTTAAGTATGGCATGGCTAGATGCTGGGACAGACCTAAAACAATGGTCTTCAATACTCACAATTTCGCACCAGATAACCCAACGGGCCGCTTCGTCTTCTTTGATCTGGATGTAATAATCCAAAATAATATAGAGCCTATTTTAACCTATAATATGGAAAGACCGACAAAGCTAAGAAGTTGGTGGCAAGACCCGCGCCCAATGAAGACGCGGAGATTTAAATTATCTCACGGAGCATATACTAATGGCAGTTGCCAAGTTTGGTCCGACGATCAATGTGAATGTATATGGGAAGATGTATTAGCAAACAAAGAAAAAATATGGTTTACTTATACAGATGGAACAGACAATTATCATTCATGGCGATGGGGAGATTGGGGCAAAAAATTGTGGGATCATTTCCCAGCAGACTATGCTTACTCATATAACCGAGGTCGTAGTTGGCAAGACGACGACTTAGAAACAGAAATATATAGGGACACACCAATCCTTTGTGTATTTAATATTGATCTATTACCTAAACCTATGCTTAAAGGTAGAGGTAGTGTTAAACAAAATGAATTGGTGGACCCGGATTTATTAAGACATTGGCAATGAACATATATACAGTTAAATGGGGCAGTAAATATTCTGCCAAACATGTGAATAAGATATACGAATCTTGTAAAGAGTTCATATCTCAAGACT